ATAACCGGTACTTTAGCAGTAAGTGATGGTGGGACAGGTGCAACTACACTAACATCAGGTAAAATACCATACATAAAATCTGATAATACATTTGGCGATAGTAAAATATCTTATAATGACGCAACTCAAGTTACGTCACTTTCTTCAAACCTAACTGTCACTGGCAATTTACTCGTTCAGGGTAGTGCTACATTTCAAGATTCCGAAATACATACCGTTTCCGATCCACTTATTGAAGTGGGTAATGCAAACGCCATTGATACAATTGATATGGGTATTATCATGACCAGACCAACTGCAAACGTTGTTGCTGGTTATAGAGGTGATGAAGGAGAATATACTATTGCATATACACTTAGTGATCCAAGTAGTACCGATATAGTACCAACAAACTTAACAAGCGATGGCTACATTACCGCGAATATTTGGGGGAATGTTTTATGTGGTAATGTTACTACATCCGGTTCAATTACTGGTTCAGGGTCAGGTTTAACAAGCTTAAACGCGGATAATATAACGTCTGGTACTTTAGCAGTAAGTTATGGTGGGACAGGTGCAAGTACACTCAATAACTTAATACAAATGGGAACACACACGACTGGTGACTACGTTGCAACTATTACAGGTGGTGACGGTATTTCTAGTTCAGGTGCAACTTCAGGTGAAACTATAGCACACACTCTTTCCGTTGATAGGAAATTAGATGGTGGTTTAGTCATACAAAATGGTGAACTTGCAGTCGATCTAAGTGCATCTTCTATAACCGGTACTTTAGCAGTAAGTGATGGTGGGACAGGTTTAACAACTTATACCGCAGGTGAATTACTCTATGCATCTGGAGCAACTTCACTCACCAGTTTGGGTATAGGTTCAGGTGGTGATGTACTCACAGTGAACTCAGCGGGTACTGCACCAGAATGGCAGCCAGCTTCCGGTGGTGGATTTACCGGTGATATTACCGATTATATCACACACACGAATAATAGCGGTGCAAAGTTTGGGTTTCCTTCAGATAATGTATTTGTAGTTTACACGGCTAGTTCAGAAAGGTTCAGAATCAGGAGTGACGGTAACGTCGGTATAGGAACAACGTCACCAAATTATAAACTTCATGTTAATGGTACTGGTTATTTTACAAACTCGTTAACTGCATCGTCGTTTTCTGGTTCAGGATCAGGATTAACAAGTTTGAATGCGAGTAATATATCGTCCGGTACTTTAGCAGTTGTGAGGGGTGGTACAGGTCAATCAAGTTACTCAACAGGTGATATACTCTACTATAATGGATCCACACTCACCAGATTGGCTATAAGTTCATCACCTGGTGATGTACTCACAGTTTCCGGTGGTTTACCATCTTGGCAGGCAGCTTCCGGTGGTGGTAGTGGTGGTATGACTGCTGGTGAGGCTAGTATAAGTCATTTTTCGACTGAGATCAGTGCATCCGTTACTGGTGGTCCATACGATTATATGTATAACCAAAATCCTTATAATATTGGAAGCTCGTCGTCAGCGTTTAGTACTATAAATATTCAAACAGCAATGACCCCCGGTCAGAAATTGATTATGAAATTGTATACGAGTGGCGTTTCTTGTGAAGCAAAAATCGTAAGATCTCGTGATTTATCGGTTACGATAGATGGTTCTAATCATACCATTAATAAAACAAATTTTAGAGATCATGCTCTCTCTTTTCCATATGACACCGACCCAACACCAAATAAATTTTTAATACTTGAAATTACAAAAGAAGATACTCAAAAAGTATCTATCGAAGCAAAATTATCAAACGCGGAATTTACAAAATCAGGGGAAATTGATGCGTCTTGGTCTTCTGATTATATAGACACAAATAATTACGATACTGCGATACATAACATAATTCACGGTGGATTAAGAAGCATAAACGGGACTCCATTCAAATTTAGATTTTCGTATTTCGGGGTCGGTCATTCACACGACATATATTTTCAACAAGATGATCCAGGTGGCCTTTCAGTTTCGGCAAGTTCAATAGAATTTTATTATAACAATAGTACGTCGTCTTGGACCACGGCGTCTCAAACAAATGTATATACAAATTTTGATAAAAGTACTAATTTGGAGTTCGCGAACGGTAAATACTACCATATACACCACGAAGTTATCGTAGCTGGTACGGATGATTATCCAAGTGCCATATTGTTCACAGTAGAAGAAATGAATGCTGCTGCATCCAGTGGTGGTGGTGGTGGTGGAAGTTATGGTACAAGTGATTTCACTAGCTTTATTAGCGGTGGTACTTCCTATATTGATATTTCTCCAAGTTTCTCTCCTTCGAATTACAACTTTAATTCGACACCATATACTAGCTTTGTGTCTCAGTTTCAATACATAGATTTAGCTCATACTTTACCATCGAGTTTACCACTCGAGTATGAGTTTTTATTTACTAGTTCGTACGGCGTATCTGCATCATTTGAAATACGAAGATTGGGAAATGCTCAACCGACGAAGAACAGCTTTCCCGCTGGTGGTACTTCATGGAGTGGCTTGAGTACCACCACTTCTAATTTATACAGTGTTAAAATTAAATCAATTGATACATCACATTCTACGTGGCTTGTCGAATGGAGTGAATATACGTAAATATAAGAAATCATAAAGAACGTAAAGAATAATATTTAAAAAATAAAACCTTATTATAATATAAAAACATGTCTGGAGGTATTGCTCAACTCGTTGCTATAGGTGCACAAGACGCGCACCTCGTCGGTCAACCCGAAGTTTCCTTCTTTAGATCTAACTACAAACGTCACACGAATTTCGCCCAAACTGTTGAAAGACAAGTTATCCAGGGGAACCCAGCTGTAGGTGGTATGTCCACCGTTCGTTTCGAAAGAAAAGGCGATATGCTTGGGTACGTCTATATTGCAGCAAACACGGGTACCCAAGCTCGAGGTTTTAATGCCGGAGATTGGGTAAGTGCCATTTCCAAGGTAGAATTATTAATTGGTGGTCAAGTCATCGACGAACAAACGTCTAACTTTTCTCAGTACATTGCACCAAATTTATTAGCGCAAAACTTATCTAAATCTACATCTGGGTTTGGAGATGTAGCCACTGTAAATAAGTTTTACCCACTCAGGTTTTCGTTTTGCGAAAACGCACAAACGGCTTTACCATTAATTGCACTTCAATACCACGACGTCGAATTGAGAATCACGTGGGGGTCTAGTTTCGATCCTGATTCTACTGGGTCTGATGCTAAATTTGAAGTATACTCCCAGTTCATTCATCTCGACACGGATGAACGTTCAGCTTTATCGTCTAGACCACAAAATATGGTTATTACCCAAACACAAAAGGCGGTCGCGTCGGGTTCCAAAATTCAAGAATTGAATTTTAACCATCCAGTTAAGTGTTTGGTTGTGTCGGAAGGAGCTCAAGCGCTTGGTATATGTACACCATCCAATAAAATAAAACTCCAAATCAATGGTACGGATGTTACCGATTTCAAATATACAGAACCACATTACACCGCGGTAACTTCGTATTATCATACTCCATCGTCTAAAACCGAAGACGCTGCTGGTGGTCTTAATGACTCGTTCTTCTTGTACCCATTCTGTCTCGATACGTCTAAACTCCAACCAACCGGGTCGCTCAACTTCAGTAGACTGGATTCCGCGAGACTCGTAAATGACACGTCAAATTCTACCGAAAATGTATACGCCGTCAACTATAACATCCTCCGCATCGAAAACGGTATGGGTGGTTTAATGTATTCCAACTAAGCAATTTAATTTAGCCGCTTATTATAAATGTTTTGGCAATTAGTCTTTCTCATAGGTTTCATTTTTGTTTTAACATATGATCCGAAATCAGGTACTCTAAACCACTTGGTAAGTGACCAAAAATCACCCACACAAAACGCGGAGTGTAAAGAAGGTCATTATCAGGAAATTCAGTTTGCACAAAAGGGGTACGAGTGCCCCCAAGAAAAACGTGTTCATATGGGTGCGATTATATGAACTTAAAAACTTAACTCGTATTTTTATATATAAAATGTTTACATTCGATCGTGATACCGCGACCATAGTTGCCGTGCTCATGTGTATTGTCGCCACAGTATACATGTACAGAGAACTTAACAAAACGAAAACTGAAATGGAAGGTGTTAAGGGATTTTATGGAAATCTCATGGCGCATTTATCCAGACCAGTACCAAAACCAATTGTCAGTGAAGAAACACAAAATGAAGAGGTTTTGGAAACCCAAGTTGAAAAGACTGAAGAAGATTCTTCAGAATAATCATCTTATTCAATTATAACTTGCTAATGAGCAATGAAAAAATATAAAGCAATTGCAATACCCGTCACGTTTATAGGTGATAAACCACGATTTCTCACCGTCCGGGATCGAAGGTTCAAAGATTGGATTTTCGTCACCGGAGGGTGTAGGCGAAGAGAAATACCAAATCCACTCAGGTGTGCTTTGAGAGAACTCGAAGAAGAAACCAGGGGAGTTATTTCTTTAAAAAAGGGTGAATATACCGATTTTAAGTTTACAGTAAAGGAAAGTCCAGGAGTTGACCTTGAATATAACGTTTTTGTATTTTTCGTAAACTATTCTATTCAAGAACAAGCTGAACTTATACGTAAGTTTAACGAAGAAAAACAAAAAATGAATCTTCGAAAAATTCAAAAACAACCTATTAAGAGAACACACGATGAAAATGATTTCATGAATTTTGAAACACTCGCCGAGTTCAGTACAAAAAAACAATGGGACCGTATTGTTAAAAATATACTCAATAACCCAGAGTTTTACGCGTGTGTAACTTCTCTTGATAGAAAAACCTTCGCTATTAAATAATGAAGTCCAAGAATTACATTTTATCCCAAATACACGATCTTCTTATAGAAAGACATGGGTATACTTCGGAACGTGCTAACAGATATATAGAATTACACAAAGAAGACAAAGTTTATGAACTTCTCGTTCTAAAAAAGACTTTATCAGAAGAAGAAGAGTACCCAGAAGTTTCATATAGACGTTCTATTTGGCACCATGAATATGAAGATGAATGAATATAAAAAAATAAAACGAATATTTGGTAAGTATGTTTAAACGCTGGTGTAAAGACCAGGGTTTTACAAATAACTCCAATCTATCACATGTGCTCATGGATGGCGGCGTTCTGTCCGTGCCATTTGATAGATTGAACGATTTTTATGAAAAATGTATAGAAGCTTATAATTCAAGTGAAAAAATTTTTATAGTCGAACAAAAAACGGAAAATTATAATTTTTTCATGGACCTCGATTATAAAGATGATGATGAACTAACTTTTGAACAAATTGAAAGTATTTGTAAAGTTATATGCGATAAGGTATCGAAGTTTGGTGGTAAAGATGCTTTAGTCTCCGTCGCTGAACCTAAACCCATAGGAAACCTTATAAAAACAGGTATACATATAAACTGGCCAGGGTTTGTTGTAAACAGGTCATCGGCACTGGCTCTAAGAGATCACGTTATAAACACTCTAAACCTAGCGTATGGTTCACGTGATTGGAAAGACATTGTTGATATTTCAGTCTATGGAAATTCTTCACGAAATACAAAAGGGAGTGGATTTCGAATGCCTTGGTCACATAAACGTGCAAAACACGAAGATTGTTCAGGTCAGGGCTGTGAATCATGTAATCATTCAGGTAAAGAAACGCAAGGTGTATACGTGCCAATTTTCATGTATAAGCATGGACCTTTAGCTATGTTACAAAGAACAGAACAAACACCAACGGTCGAAATGTTACACATGGCAACTTTGCGTACAGAAAACGCTGAACCCGTTATAGTTGAAGGAAGTTTCAAAAAACACGAGGAAGGTGCATTTACAAAAATACAAACAAAAAATGTTTTTGAAAACCAAGAAGCTTTACTTCTGGTCGAAGATTTCATACGTAAACACCTTGAAGGTCAGGGATCCGCAAATATTACAAAGATGTATAAACACAAAAATCAATTTTTAGTTTCAACAACGTCTAAATACTGTGAAAATTTACGGCGTGCACATAGTTCAAACCACGTTTGGTTTCATATAATGAGTGATACTATAGCACAAAAGTGTTTTTGTAACTGCGAAACAATGAAAGGGCGTTTCTATGGATTTTGTAAAGATTTTTCAGGAAGACGACACCAGTTACCCAAAAAGATAACCGATATACTTTATGAAGATGGTAAAGTTGAAAAGTACGTACCTAAAAAACCAATAATTACAAACCCAGATAATGAACTTTTAGAAAAGTTTATAAAAAGGTATATTATAAAAAATGAAACGTTTCGTATAGAAAGTTTAAAACGAATTGGACCAAAAAAGTATATTGTAAATACCGAAGAAGTGTGTACCACATGTAAAGAAACTATGTCTTTTACAATCGTAAAAAATCAAATTCACCAAACATGTAAATGTAGATGTCGTGCACATATTCTCACAGATAAAATTGTGAGTACCTTATAGAATGTTAGCCGTACTTTTAGTTGTTGTTATGGTATACTTAGCATCTTCACTAATTAAAAAAGATACAGGAACAGAACATATAACTGAACTTATTCGTAAAACACTTCCATATTCTGGTTTAAATGAAGTTCTATATAGGGAATTTTTAGCAAATATGAATATGGCTATAGAGTACAAAGCACACACTGAAATTTCAGAAAAGTTACTCGTTCGCGCACTTAAAAATTTACGTGAACTCGCATTATACACCGTTTCGAGTGATACAAGTGTTGTAGAAGAGATAGATGTATTAGCTAATCAAATAAACGCTGAGTTTGAACTTGTTTTAATAAATGAAAAACTTAATAGCGCGTAATGTATTTAAAAGAATAAACATACTTTATTTTATAAAATGACAAAGCCAATTGTTAGTACGCGCACTCGTTCCGGTCGTATTTCTAAAGTTCCAGAACGCCTTGACCCGGTAGAAGATCTTCCAGAAGATGATTATTCAGACGAAGATTATGAAACGGAATCTGAAATCGAGAGTGATATTGATTTACTCGAAACAGACGACGAAGACGATTTCGAAGATGACGATAGTGACATGGATGAAAATGGTAATTTGAAAGGATTTATAGTTGACGACGAGGATGAAGATGAGGAATAATAAGCTTAAAAAAATAGATTTACAATTTATAAATGGAAGCCGAAGTTGGTACACCCATCGAATATAATCCAGATGAATTTACACATAAAGATGGTATAGAAATGAAAGAACCAGAAGTGGAAAATAATGAACAATATTATTTTCCACCACCACAGCCATATTATGAACAACCACCTCCTCCACAAAAAGAAGATATATTTTCAAATTTGGATAAAACTGCATACATTATAATTTTCGTATCATTTATTTTAGGTTTTTTTATGGGTAAAACAATGCAACCCGTCATTCTTCGACCTGGATAGGTTTACCGCGTATCCATAAGTACTGTGATGACGTTTGTTGTCCTTCAAAATCACCAATTGGACCGAGTTTAGATTCTGTAAAATAGGCGCGACTCACTACAAGTGGGTCTTTTAGTATATCCTGTGCAACATCAGATGCATTCACATTTTCTGTACCCGATTTACTTTTTCGATCTTCATACAATCGTAAAAATAAACCAAACATGAATAAAACAATAAGAATGGTGATTATGTTCAATATAATACTCAACATACTTACATTTATATAACAAAATTAATTAATTATTTAGATTCTACTTCTTCACCTTCCTCAACTTCACCTTCACCTTTCGTATCCT